AGGATGGATAGGAACATTTGTGAGAATAGCAATAATCACTGCATGATACAGTCTTGTTATTACATCCACTGTACTGACAGTGACCCGCCTGGCTCAAAACGACCACAAGAATCACCACCATCAAAACTGCTGCTCCAATTCCTCCCCATTTTTTCCAGTTAACATTTTTCTTATCATCTTTCTGTGAAGGCCGTATGAGCTTTTTCCCACATGATGGACAAACGGCGGCTGTATCTGAAATCTCGGAGCCGCAGAATTTACAAAATCTCATAACGACTTCTCCTATTATCGGCGCAGCGCATTCACATCGATAGCTGCGCCGATCGCTACTAGGATCCAACCCAGACTAGCCTCAATTTCAGCTAAAATTTCTGATACAGCCACAATTCCAGTGTATGTATACGTATAGAAATCTCCGCCGAAAGAGGCCGCTGAAATGCTTGTTCCCGCATTTTTAATTCTCATGATACCAATGACAATGATGATTGCACCTACAATCAATCCCAAAATATCTACCTTTCTTGATGCAGATGCCGTACCCACATTGTTATCGCTTTTTTGTGCGTGTTTCTGTTTTTCCGGCATACTCGCAGGAATGTCTTCTACCGCTCTTGCTATCACCACCTCCTCGCTAACATCCACACTTTCGTCAATACGACTGCCGCAGGAAACACAAAACTTCGAGTCATCTTCTAGGATAGCACCACATTTTGGACAATTCATAATTGTACCTCCTTAAAAAATTTGTTGCTATTCACTTTAAATGGTGATTTTCCCAAAAAGTATACTTTTTGAAACCGTTCCCTTTGGCTCTTAATTTGGCGAAAATATCATCGAATTTTGTGCAGATTTTACGAAATTGTATTGTCAAGCAATCATCTTTGTGGTATTCTTTCCATGTGCTTTGTTATTCCCAAAAAGTATACTTTTTGAGACACCTATTTCCCCTTATTTTGGCGCAATTCTTTGGCCCGGCGGTAGAAGGTGGACTTGCTCATGCCGGTGCAGGAAAGGGCCGTCTGCCGGTCGATCTCTCCCCGCTCCAGGGCGGCCACGACCGAGGCGAAATTTTCCGGCGTGGCACAGGCCGGGCGGCCAAAGCGCACCCCACGGGCCTGGGCGGAGGTGATGCCCTCGGCCTGGCGCTGGCGGATGCTTTTCCGCTCGTTTTCCGCCACGAAGGACAACACCTGGAGCACCACATCGCTCAAAAACGTGCCCATCAAGTCCTTGCCCCGGCGGGTATCCAAAAGGGGCATATCCAGCACCACGATATCCACCCCCAGTTCCTTGGTCAGCACCCGCCACTGGGCCAAAATCTCCTCATAATCCCGCCCCAGACGATCAATGCTCTTGATATAGAGCAGGTCGTCTTTTTTCATTTTTCCCAGCATTTTTTGATACTGGGGCCGCTGAAAATCCTTGCCGGACTGCTTATCCACAAAAAGGTTTTTCGCCGGGATAGAAAGGCTCGCCATGGCGTCCAGCTGCCGATCCTCCCGCTGCTCCCGGGTGCTGACCCGCACATAGCCATAAACACAAGAAGAACTATCCATTGCTCGCTCCACGAAAAAAGGGGCGCTGTCCTGCTGCGGACAGCGCCGAAGGGTTATACGTTCCGGCTCTCAGCCGTTTAGCGCTGCGATCAGCGCATACCAGGTCTTGGGCCCGCAGACCCCGTCCACCGACAGGCCGTAGGCCGCCTGGAAGGAGCGCACCGCCGTGCGGGTGTCCGGGCCGAACACCCCGTCCACCCCCTGGGGGCCGCAGGGATAGCCCAGGGCCGTCAAATAGGTTTGCATGGCGGTCACATCCGAGCCCCGGCTGCCCTGGGAGATCTGGCCGTGGTTGGCGGGACTGTCCCCCGCCGCCGGGTTGTAGGCCGCCTCCTCCTGGTCGGCGGCATTTACCGTGTCGGAGAGCATTTTGCCCGTATAGATGCCGTTGGAGGCCTCCTGGAAGGCCTGATACCAGGCGTTATAGGCCTGCTCCGTGTAGGCCGTGCCCACGGGCAGGCTCAGCACATCGCTGATGTCGCTCGTCACATAGCCATAGCTTTTCCACTTCTCCAGGGCGTTGTCATAGACCTGCTGCTGATTGGCCGCCGCCGTCTGGTTCAGCTGGTCATAGACCTCCAGCTCCGACGCCGACTCCTGGCGAGCGGCCAGATAGTTTTCATAGGCCTGCTGGTACAAGTCCGCCTTCTTGTCCGCCGCCTGGGCGTTGTAGTAATTCTGGGCCTGCTGAGCCGCCGTGATTGCCGCCGTGGAGGCGATGCCCCCGGTATTGGCCGCCGCTGCCCCCAGGCTGTCCTCATAGGCCCGCTGGCCCTCCCGGAGATAGGCCTGGCGATAGCTCTGCCAGGACGGGTCTGCCTCGCTGTCATAGGAAAAGGACTGGCTCAAAGCGTCGATCAGCGATTGCTGGGCGTCCTCATATTGATTGACGTAACTATTGTTTCCTGTCGAGCTGGACGACTCGTTCAAATAGTATCCCTGGCCGCTGGTTCCGGCGGTATAGCCCCCGTACACCGAGCGGATCCGCTCTGCCCCCGCATTGGCCAGGGCCCGGGCCTCGTCGGTTTTTGCACTTTGGTAGTCCTGTTTATAGGACAGCAGACTGACGCCTGCCTGGGGATTTTCCTGGGCCAGCCGCAAATCTGCGTCGGAGAAGCTGTCCAGCAGGCCGCTGGCTGTGGCCCGGCTGAGAAAGTCCTTATAGGTATAGGTCGATTTTGCCATTCAATGCTCCTTTCCCGGAGAGGGGGCCATCAGTCCCCGCTCTCCAGCTCCGTCCCCTCGATATTGAGTTGACATAAAATATATCTATACTGTTCGTTCATCTGATAGAGATAGTCCAGGATGCGCTCGATCTTCTCCTCCTGGGTCTCCTCCCCGGTGAAGCCGGGGAAGGCGCTGTCCGCCATAAATAATCTGTCTGCCATGGTCGCTGCCTCCTGGGTTATCGTGTGCTTCCGACGAAGTATTCCCGGCTCAGGGCCCACAGCCGCCAGTCTCCCTGACCCTCCAGGCGCACCCGCAGGCTGTCGCACCGGCGGGGGATCAGCTGCAAGGTCTGCAAGCCCTTTGCCGACTTTCCCAGCTGCCCCGCCTGCTCCCAGGGCCCTCCGTCATAGGACACCAGCAGCCGCAGCCGCCCCTCCACCTGCACCCGGAAATACAGGCGGCTGATGGTCTTTTTCTCCATGGTGCCGCTGTAAAAGTCCCCCAGCTCTGCGGCGCTGACCACCGTCTGTTCCGCCGTGCCCTGGGGCGTGCGCACCCGGCCCGTCATATAGACGGCCCCGTCCCGCAGCAGCATATAAAGCTCCCCGGCGCACCAGGCAAAGTCCATCACATCGGCCCTGTCCTCCCGGTGCCACAGGCCCAGGCTGGTGTCATAGACATACAGCTCCTTGCCGTCGGCCCCCTCTACGGAGACGTAGTATTTCCGCCCGTCCGTCCCGGCCACGGCGTTTTGCCGCCGGGTCAGCCCCAGGGGGCTGTCGATCAGGCTGGGCACGCCCCCCGCATAGGCCACAAAGCCCACCCGGGATTTATAGTAGAGCGTCTGCCCCACCACGGCGAAGCTCTTTTCGCTGCCCGCCTCGCAGCCCAGGGTCTCCGTGTCCATAAGCTGGAAGTTGGCGGGCCGGGTGCCATAGACCCGGTAGATGTGGTTTTCCTTGAACAGCAGGGGGTAGCCCCCATAGGCATAGGCCCCGGTAAAGGCCCCGCCGCTGCCCACCTCCACGCTCCAGCAGCCGGTAGCCGTGCCCTCGTAGTTGTTCCAAATGCGGGGGTCGCCCAGATAGGAGCAGTACACCGAGGAGCCCGCCACGCCCCACAGCCGATTGTCGCACTGGCAGAGATAGGTCATGTCCGGCACCGTCCGGCTGACGGTCACCGCCCCCGGCTCGGTGTAGTTCACATCCGTCTGGGTGAAGGTGATCCAGCCGTCCCCGAAGGCCCCGTAGTCCACCTCCAGGGTCACCTCCTGGCCGCCGATGGTGGCCGTCAGGCCCAGGTCTCCGTCATAGTGAAGGGTGTCCCCCTGGCTCATGGCCTGGGACAGGGTGAAGTTATAGCTCATGCCCTGGTAGGCAAAGTTATAGCTGCCCGCCTTCAGCCCGGCGGCCCCCGCTTCATAGGCCAGGTCTGCGTCCAGGGTAAAGCTGTTGTCATAGAAATACAGGGCCGTGCCCACCACCTGGCGCACCACCAGGGTCAGGTTGTTCTCCGGGTGGCGGGTGCAGCCGGAGATGGTGACCCCGTCCCCCGCCCGGAAGTGGCCCTGGAGGGTCACCCCGTCGAAGATCAGGCAGTTAGCCTCACTGGAGATGCCATTGGGGGCCTCCGAGGAGCAGAACACCGCCCGGCGCACCCCGTCGTCCCCCACGGTCACCGACTCCTCCAGGGAGCCGAACTCATCGGTGGCGGTGTTATAAAACTTCTTGTCCGGCCAGATGACCACATAGCTGTTGAGATAGTATAGCTGCTTGTCCGTGGCCTCCACCTGGCCCTTCACCGCCCCGTCATAGTAAAAGTCCTCCCCGTCCACCCAGCACAGCTTGTCCTGGGCGGACAGGCCGTGGGGCTGGGCCAGGGTCATGGTCTCATACCGCTTTCCCCGGGGGGCCAGAAGGGGATATTGGTCGCTGGACATATTCTCCATGGCCTGAATCTCCCCGTCCTGGGCCGCCAGATTTTCGTTCAGGCCCCCGAACACGCACTGATAGCTCCGGCCATAGCTGTCCCCATAGGGCAATTTTCCCAGTCTCATCCGCTCACCCCGAAAAGTATTTTCACCATCCCGGCGATCACCGCCGCCCCCACCGTGCCCAGCACCCACAAAATGGCTGTCAGCTTGGTGTTGATGACCGCATATTGGGTCTCCTGCTGCTCAATGCGCCGGGCGTGCTCCCGCACCGTGCGCCGCAGCTCCTCAAATTCTCCCCGTGTCACCTCTGTCATGTCACTGTTCCTCGCTCCCGCTCATATTCATCACCGCTGCCAGCCCTGTGGACACCGCCAGGACGATGGCAGCCTTCACGTTTATATCCTCCACCACCCCGGCAGCGCCGGATACGGCTGCCGCCGCCACGCCTACCGCCGCCTGGAAAAACGTCCGCACCGCCCGCCAGGCCCACGTGTGTGTCTCAAACCACTTTTTCATATCTCCGTTTCATCCCTTCTCTAGTTTTTTCATT